TTACACCTGTGGGAGCCAAGTCCCACAAGCGTTAGCGGGTAGCGCCAGCAGTCGAAAACCCTTGGAAAAAATTTCCAAGGCGTGCATCCAAACGCCACGCGTTTCGGCATCTTTCGCGCTCTCGACCCTTGCGGACGCAATCACTTCCAGCGGATCAAGCCCAAGAATCTCGGCGACTCGGATCGCCGTCTTTTCGTCAAAAACTGACTGCTGGTTGCGGTACTTGCTCACCGCGCCGCGCGTCACGTTCAGCGCCTTCGCAGCAGCGTAATCGGAGGGCAGGTCGAGGCGGATCTTCACCGCGTCGAGCCATTCGACGGTCGTTTTCATAGACAACCCCTTGTAAATCAAAGTGAATCAACCCGGCGTCAAAGGTACTGCGACGCTTCATTCAATGCAACAGTCTCCGGTAATGAGACGTATCAGTCATTGATACGTTTCTGTGACTGATACTATCCTTCGCCTGTCGCCTCCGGCTACTGGTCCTCAACCCCGCCAGTGCTGGATTTGCTACCCGGCCGCCGGGGCGATGTTTCTCAAAAACATTGCTCTCGGGGTTGACAAGGGGAAAGCAAAATGCAAGCTTCACGGCAACAACTCGTTACAAATCTCAACAATTTGCAACGGCTCGCAACCGTCGAAAAGGGCGCGATCATCTATTCCGGCACCGCGTCCGCATCCGGTGAGCAGGCCGAATCCCGCCGCAAACCCTCCCTCAAAACCGTCTCGCCAGTACATTCCTCGGCGCTCGGCGGCTACACCATCGAAGGCCCGTTCTATCGTCGTCAGTCGCGCCTCGTTCGCGCGCTCGACCGCTTTTTCTACTGGCTCGGCGCGTGATCGATATGCGAAAGTCCACTGCTTTCGGGGAAATCGGGTATCGCGTGGAGGATGGCGATATCGGCTACGCGGGCGATACGCATCTGTCGTTCAAGCCGCAGGCGGCGCCGAGCGTCGCGCATATCCGCGCAACGGAGCGCGGCGACGCGGAGCTGTCCCGCATCAAATCCATTCTCACCACCACGACAACGCGCGACGCTCGGCAAAGCACCACCCCACGCCGCTTGAACGTGACGCCTGACGCGTATTGGGCTGCAATCTCCCGAGCGGTGCGGGGTTTCGCGTAATGCTCGGCGCTAACGACGTATGGGCCGCCGGGCTCGTCGCGCCGTTCCCGCGTCGCTGGCAGGCGAACATGATGCGTGAGTGGGATCGCCGCCGCTCGACATTCAACCCGAAGAAGGCCACGGCCGAGAACGACGCGCAGCGCTTTGCCAATGTTGGACTGCGCGAGACTGTCGCGGCCCTTGCTGGCCATGCTGTGAGCGATGAACTGCCGCTCGACGCGCTCGACCATGACGTGATCGCACATGCGCGCGAGTGCGCCGAACAGGCGCGCGTGCGCTTGCTGTCGCTTGAAGCATGGCAGGAAGCAGGGCGCTGCGCCGCGCGAGCCGCGGGCATGTCGGCGCTCGAGCTGACACCACTGGAAGCGCTCGAAGCACGCGCGATGCTCGCCGACTTCTGCGTATCGCGCGGAGTGGCGGCCGCGGCCGGCCGCATTACCGACGAAGGCGCGGTGCGCCGCATGATCGCGCCGAAGTGGTGGACGATGCGCATGCGCCGCGCGCACGCGCGAGCCGTCGAAGCGGCCGCAATTGACTTCGGCCTCGTGAACCGTCTGCGGGATGTGTACGTGTCCAATGAAGGGCTCGCCGCGCGCGAAGCGCAGAATGCGCGAAACGCCGCGATGCTCGAAACGACGATCGCGCACAACCTCGACACAGACCAGGAATTCACTCTTGCCGAGCTGTCGGCAAAGGGACCGGCAAACAAGGCCGTGCGCCGCGCCGAACTCATGACGCGCATTGCAGGCTTCGAGCGCATCGCGATCGCCTCGGCTCATGCCGGGCTGTTCCTGACGATTACCTGCCCGTCGAAAATGCACGCGTTCAAGCTGGTCGGGCCAAAGGGCCGCGAAAAGGCCATGCGCAACAAAAACTACGACGGCACGAAGCCCGACGAAGCACAAGCGTATCTGCGCAGCGTGTGGGCCTGCATTCGCGCGGCACTCGCACGACGCGGAATCAAGCTCTACGGCTTCCGTATCGCTGAGCCACAACACGACGGTACGCCGCATTGGCATCTGCTCGTTTTCTACCCGTTGCAGTACGACAAGACCGTTGAGTCGACCGTGCGCCGTTACGCGCTCGCTATGGACAGCGATGAACCGGGCGCGCAAGAGAAGCGCTGCGACTTCAAGCGCATGGACGCTGCACTTGGCACGGCCGCCGCCTATATCGCGAAGTACGTCGCGAAGAATATCGACGGCTACAAGCTCGACAAGGATCTGATTGGTAATGACGCGCTCGAAACGTCCGCGCGCGTGGAAGCGTGGGCATCGCGCTGGCGCATTCGCCAGTTCCAGCAGATTGGCGGCCCGCCGGTGACGATCTGGCGCGAACTGCGGCGCGTCGAGTCTGTTCCTGCCGATGCCCCCGCGCATGTGCGCGCGGCGCATAACGCGGTGAACCGCGTCGCCACGCTCGAAGGGCGCGAGAACGCGTCCGTTGCATGGGATCACTACGTCAACGCGCAAGGCGGCGTGCATTGCGGCCGCGATTACCTGGTGCGTCTCGCGACATTCCGCGACGGCTCGCGTACGGCCTACGGCGAGGAAGCCGCAGCGAAACCGGTCGGCATTGAGTATTTCGAAGTCGCCAAGAATCGCGACGCGATTGGCAACTGGATTGACGTGATGCCGCGCACGGTCACGATTGATTCGAAGCGATTCCGTTGGGAAGTGGTGCGCGCCGCAACGCGCGCGGAGGTTGTTGGTTTTGAGCGCGCGCAGCGCGCGCCTCGGACCTGTGTGAATAACTGTACGCAACCGGCCGCAGAGCCGGAATTTGAACACCACGCGGCCGCGCCGATCGATGCAGATTTCGACGACGCGGCCCTAAATTTCGCCGGGGGCGGCGCTATTCGTACTGACCGGAGACCGGAATGACGACCATGAAAATCGAATGTCCTTGCTGCGATGGCGAAATCGACGCGCGGCACACGGAAGGCCTGTCCGACACGATGCGCCGCATGTACTTCGTCTGTGATGACTGCGGCTATCGCACGCCGGCCGGATTCGAAATCCTGTTCTCGCTGTCGGCGTCAGCGAAGCCGCGCGCCGAAATTGCGCTCGAAGTACGGCCGTCGCCGATGCTTCGCGGCGCCGTCAATGCGCGCACAACGGCCGCACTCGCGAGGGCGGCATGAGGTTTACCATTAAATGCCCGCACTGCGGCGCGCGCGGCATCGCTCGGTCGATCGAGAAGGTCTCCCCGACGTCCTGGCTGCTCGACTTCCAATGCGATGACGTGACGTGCGGGCATACGTACCGTACGCAACTCGATATGTATCCGCCGGAGATACCGATTCCGCGGCGTGCGAGGCGCGAAACTGCTTCGCTGCATTTTGAATAGTAGCGGCCCTGTGTCGGGCCGCTTAACGCACGCCAACTGCAAAGGGGGGACAGCTCACGTAGCCGAAGGCACGTGAGCCGTGGCCGCCAGACGCGTTCACTTCCTCCTAATCAAGCCGCCTCAGGCAAATTCTCCAGAAATTCGGCCAAACCTGAAGGCAGTTCAGACTTGGCTGCGAGGCAGTCAAGCGTTATTCGCGACGCGTGCACTTTCTCATTTACCAAGCGTTCACGGAACACGGCTGGGGCATCCGAATTTCGGTCGGCAGCCAATGTATTTAACCACTGCACAAAGAAAAGACGTGCAAATTTGCCGCGATAGCGTGTCGGGCCGTCGAGAGCAGCAAACTCCTGCTCAAGGCCAGCTACCTCGTGGATATCCGGCTCCTTCTCATACGCGACCAATGCATCTGCAGAGAAACCAGCCGTCTCTATTTCCGTCAACCCCAGTTTTACAAGTTTTCCCAATTTATCCGGCAGGCCGTTTTTAATGCTTATTCCCAATCGTCGGGAATAGAATAATCTTCTGTTGACCTCTTTGGTCAATGCTATAAAATCATTGTAAAGTCTGAAAAATATTCCGACAACGACGGCCCGGCAGTCAGGGTCGCCGTGACAGTGAAATTCATTCTTCAGAATTTCATCTAATACGTCATCACCGACCAAGTAGTTGTCAATTGAGTATCGATCGGTATAAAAAATATTGCCAGACTTTATAAGGTTTCCTTCGGAATCAAAGTCCCGATCCATAAAAAAATAAATACCCTCTCTAAGCTCGCCTCTATCCCTCTCTAGCATTTCCCAAAGGCCAACTGCTTGCGGCTTCCCAGCGCATGGAAATGGTTCGTAGCGAAGGCCGGGTTTGATGCGCCTAACCCAGTGATAATAAACGGATTTATCATCACTCCCCTCGAATGCAAAGATTGGACTTTTTTTGTCTCGCGAGCGAAATGCAATCAATCGGGTTTTCAAAACTGCTGGCCCCGTTCGCGCCGACTTCAAATGATTCAAATAATTGTCGTGCTGTGCGGAGCTATTATTTTCACGTGTCTCGTTCATAGCTAAAATTATCCCCGCTGTTGATCGGGCGCATTTATCTCCAGGGAGAGTGATCGCGCATACGGGTCCAATTCGTTCTCGAAAATAAACGGCGAGTGTGTAATTGCAATTACTTGAGCAGATGTCGGTGCATTAACAATATCCGGCAATATTTTCCTTTGCCAATCAATCGATAGCGAAAGCTCGGGCTCGTCGATTAGAATAATTTTCTCGCCGGGATACAGGTACAGCCTCGAAAAAAGAGAAATCATCTGTTTCTCGCCGGAAGATAGTGATTCAAGCGGGACATTGCGTTTAGTAGCTAAGCTCACAACCTCAACGCTGAGGTCTTCTCGATTAAGTTTTAGCAGCTTGTCATCGTTCGATTCGTGCTCGAAATAATTTGAATCGAGGCCATGGAGGTCTTCGTCTTCGCCGTCAAAGTCGAATTGAAGTTCAGCAGGATCGATTGTCTCGTATTCAGATTCAGCTTCAACTTCAACAAGTATCGTCGACGCATCCTCACCTGCAAGATAGCGATTGCAATTAACAATAAATTCCTCAACCATCAATTCAATATCGCGCGTCTTTTTAATTACCTTATTCAGCTTACTGAGAAAGTAGTTCAAAAATTTTATAGATTGCGGAGGCAAATTCTCGCCCGAATAAATTTTGTCAATATCGGGAATTACGACATCTCGCCCTCGAAACCATATGTTTCTCGTCCCCGCACGCAAACGAGAGAAAAATAACTCTAATGCATCCTTGCTGGGTCGCTCATCGGGATTAGGGTTCTCCGTCTCAAATGCACCACTCAGCAGTTCATTAATGATATTCGCGCTAATTTCCCGATAACCTTCGTCGGAATTTCGAAGGATCATTTGATTTAATTGATCCAATCGCTCAGATATATCTGATAAGCCAAAACGAATTTCGGCATCGAACAAGCCTCGTTTGGTGAGCCCAAGCCGGGACTGAATACTTTTCTTTTTTGCACCTGGCGCACTTGCTGCCCCTTCGTTTGTATTGAGTGGTAGCTCAATACGTCGATAGGTAGGCAGGTATACAACTTGAACGTCTTTTAGGCTACTCTCCAAGATGGATCGAACATAATCAATATTATGATTTCTACCTTCGGAACACTTTAAAAGTCGATCACATAGATTTCGCACATCGCTCATGTTCCAACGATATTTTTGGCATATTGAGTCGTAAACCTCATTTTCCTGAAGAATCGAAAAATCGCCACGAGCAAGGCGATAGTCGTTTTCAATAAAATCGAAAATCAATGCGGGATCTAAGGCGAGGCGAGCAATCGAAGTCTTGAAAAAAGAATCGTCGGGAGGAATTTGAGATTCAATGATCTCATCGTGGGTGACGATCAATGGAGAATCTACGTCCCGCAGCTTGCACACAATCCTGGTGAATTGAAGCTTCGTTAAACGCCCGAATTGCCCCTTCAAAAAAGCATCCAAAGCGCCAAGTAAAGTCGTTTTTCCCGAGCCGTTTTTCGCGATCAGGATCGTTGCAGCGAAATCTGACGATATCCCGATCGTCCGATAGCCATAGAGACCCTCGATGCGAAAGTCCTGCACGAGCGAAGGCCGAGCCGCCGGCGAGCCTTCTAGGAAATATTCATTTTGCATTTTTCGGCCTGTGGTTGTTATTGCTAGCGCACTATGTCCCGCGCCGCGAGGCAATTATGGAATGGCTGGAACCGGTTTGCCAACCTTGCATGCATAGGCATTGGCTTCGCGTCACGTTGCCGTGGCTCAATTTCGTGCGGAGCAGCGGAAATGAACACAAGGCGCAACCAGGGGCGGCACTAATCTCAATCTGCAACGCAGCGACATGCGAAAACGCAGTCCCCTCCCCGCCTGCCCGTCTCTAAAAGGGCGCGATTTCATGCAGGCGGCGAGTGGCTCGCAAACCCCGCTATCAGTGGGGCGCAGCCGGCTTAAGGTACGTCAAAGGTGACGCACGTTAACGCGAAAAAAGCGGCGCTGTGATGCAATGCGTGACGGAGGCGCGGCAAGAAAAGGGCGCAAATCGGCGCCGAATCACATCGGTGGTGCGCGAAAAGTCGAGGGGCTTCGTGGGGCTGCCGAGATAACGGTGCAACTGAGCGCGACCATGGGCGTCGCCGGGGATTCCCTGGCAAATGTCGTCGTGTAGCGTCTTGATTGACAAATGTAGTCATATTGACTACATTTTGCCTATACTGAGCCAAACGACGAGGTACACGATGAACAAGAACGATGCAATTTTTTCAGGTTTCGGTGCGTGTCCCGCGCGCGAGATCGCCGAACAGTTGCATTTTGCTGAATGGGATTTGAGCGAGGACGACGCGTGGCGACGTGTTATCCCATTGCTCGTCGGCGCAGTAACGACGCTCGCGCGCGAAGTCGACAGACTGACACCACGCATGGTCGAGCAGGACGTGAGCTCAACACCTGATACGTACGGAGACACGCGCGAGGCCGCTGGAAGACGCGAACTGGCGAGGCTCAACTCACTAGTGTTAGCTGGCGCTGCGCCACGACGTTCACTGCTGACATTAGATACGAGCGGAACGCGTAGCCCGGTGCATCCCGGTGCAGTCTTGCGCAATTCGTTGCCGAAAGGCATGACTGTTACCCAGGCCGCAGAAGCATTGCAGATCAATCGCGTTACGCTTTCGAACCTGCTGAACGCTAACGCAAGCATTACGGCAAACATTGCATTGCGCCTTTCCGCATGGCTTGGCACGACGCCGGATATGTGGATGGCTATACAAACGCAGTGGGATTTGTGGCAAGCCGAACAGCAGCCGCGCCCCGATATCAAGCCGTTCGATGGGCACGTTACGTAGACTTCACCGCGCACGCACCGATTCTCATCGAGTCTTAGCTCATACGCGTCATTCGCACGAACGCGCATTCGGGTCGACTTCGGCAGGCATCCCGCGGATTTGGCGGGACCTCAATCCCGACAGTCTCGTCAATTCCATCGCCCCAGTCTCACAAGCTCCGTCCCCGCGTCACGAATTCCGTTTCTCGGCAGAAGGCTCGACTGGATCGATGCTGTACGGCGCAAACCTCACGATCTCATCGCCGGCCCATTCATTGAACGCGAGGAATTGCGCCTGCAGAGGCGCTATCTCGTTTCGTCCGAATACCTTCGCGGCCGTATCAGCCGCTCCGAATCCGCCGGTATTGCTCGGCACAATGCCGAGCAGTTGCGGCGGCACCCGATGGGCTGCGAGCAGGTCGTCGCGCGTAATGTTTTTGATGTTGAAAAACTCGTCTTTCGCGGCGACTTCCGACACCGGGATAAGCTGAATCCCGTCCTTCTTGCCTTGTGGCGCGTAGTAAAACAGGTTTCGAAAATTCCCTGGACCCTTTGCGCTTTTCAGTGCTGAGCGCAGCTCGTCGATATCCTCCTGTTTCTGCGCCGGGTCGGTCACGTACAGAATGAACCCCGCGTGACTGCCGTTCTCGTAGTAGCGCCGGCGAAAGAGCGTCGACGATTCGTTCAGCCATGCCGCGTGCAGGGCGCCCAGGTACTCCGGCAGGCCGTACACCTCCTGATTGATGTCCGGTTCAATCAGGTGATGAACCGAGCCCGCCTCGAACTCGTGAACGGCTTTCCATCCGTCTGTCTGGACATAGCTCTGCAGGTCGACACGTCGGCGCACGTATTTCGACGGCGGCGCCGCGAACTGCAGCGTTCCGCCTATCCTGTTTTTCTCCCGGCTCAGATACCCGTTGCCGAACATCAGGAAATCGAGCGCCCAACGCCTGAACGTATCGCGCGAGAGCAGCTTGTGAGGGATAAACGTCGACGCGAGCACGTTGCGCTTGAAGTAGAGCGCCGATGCGTGATGCGTGCCAGCGCGAAACGACTTTGCGAGCCCCGCCCAGCTGATCGGCGGTTCATACCATCCGTTGATCTGCACCAGCTCGGCATAGTCCAGCAGCTCGGCACGGTTGAGCACGGGCATGGGATCGCCGAACGTGAACGCCGTCGCCGACGCGGGGCGCGATGCCACCGCAGCGGCCGGCGGGGTTTCGCGCGCGAGCTGCGCGCGCTTGTGTCTTGCCTTCATGTGGATATCTCCATAAAGCCGGTATTGCGGGCCGCCATACCTTCCAGCGGCTCGTTTGAAATTGCGTGCAGGGTTGCCCAGGCGAGGTCAGCGTGCCCGGTTTCCTCGTTGCGGCCGGCCTCGTAGGTGACCTGCCGGCCGCTCGCCGTCACGGTCTTTTTGATCGCCATGAAAGCGGCCGCGAGGTCTGTCCAGCCGGCATCAAACTGCAGGCGCGCATTGCCGACGACAGAGAGCCCCTTGAGCACGAGACGCCCCTTTACCTCGGGCGAGTAGTTGAACGCCACCACGGCCGGATAGAACTGCTTCGCGAGCTGATAGACACCCTGGCCGATGCCGGTCGTGTCGATCGCCATATACGCGACGTTGTAGCGTTGCGTAATCCCCCGGACGAAGTCGGCCTGCGCCTCGAAGTCCATGCCGCGGAATTGATGCTTTTCGAGCACGCGCAGCGGGCCGCCGGCGACCACGGGCGGCGCGACGACAACGCAGCCGGCCGAGTCGCCGGAAAGGGCAGGGTCATAGCCGACCCATACGGGCCGATGGCCGAACGGCCGCAGCGTGAGCGGTTCGAAATCGGTCCATTCCTCCCACGAGTCGACCATGCAGCGCTGCAGGTTTGCCAGTGTGAATATCGACGCGGTATCGTCGATAAACTGGCACATGAGCAGGTTGGCGTATTCCTCGGCGCTGTATTCGAGCTGCAGCTCGGCGAGGTCGAACAGCGTGCAGCCGAGCCGCGCAGCATCCTCGACCGTGACGATCTGCCGCCATTGCCGGTCTTCGCAAAGCCTGCCGTGCGCGAGCGCCTGGTGCGTGACATCGAAGTGAATGTGATCGGCCTTCGCGCGGCCGCGATTGATATGCTCGCCGCTCCAGAACTTGTATGCCTCGTGCCCGATGCTCGAAGGCGTCGAAAAGTACGTCTTGCGCCAATGCTTGTGCATGGCCATGCCTGACGCGACTTTATTGAGCGCCGTGAATTTCGGCACCCAGAAATATTCATCGAAATAGAAGTTTCCGTGATAGCTCTGCGCGGTTCGCGCGTTCGTGCCGAGAAAGTAAAGGATCGACTCGTTCGGGAGCACGATAGGGTCGCCGCTCAGGTCGACATCGGTCGCCTCCCGCGCAAACTGCGTGATGTACTGCTTGAATACGTGCGCCTGCGCCTTGCTCGCGGATAGAAAAATCTGGTTCCGGCCCGTGTTGAGCGCGTCGACAAGCGCCTCGCGTGCGAAATACCACGTTGCGCCAATCTGCCGCGATTTGAGGATGTTGCGCGTGCGCTGATCGCCGTTTCGATACCAGACCTTTTGATAGTCGAACAGCGAATCACGAAACGCGTCGTTGATCTTTTCGATCTGCGCTTCGCTGAACGTGTTGCGCGTCGACTTCTTCGGCGCCGCGTTGCGCGCAGCGATGTTCGGATTCAGGTCCGATTCTTTCCCGGTCTCCCCGTATTTCCTCACCCGTGCAATGCGTTCGAGCTGCCGCATGAGCAGGTCGATTTCCTTGTAATCGCCTGGGTCCTTCTTTTCCTTCGCGATGAGCGCATTGACGCGCAATTCGGTCGTCAGCTCGATTGTGTCGATCGGCGCGGCCTTGTCCCAGCCGTCGCGCTGCTTCCACGTTTCGACGGTCGATCGTTTCAACTCCAGATGACGGGCGATCGACGACACGCGCCAGCCCTGCCAGTAGAGGGCGCGTGCGGCCTTCTTCGGGTCCGCGGCTGCAGTCGTGATGTCGGTAGTTTCGAGCATGGCAGAAGCGTACCGGTCCGTCGCACGCGCGCGCAGAACCGCGATTTGTGCCCGGCCGCATCACGTTCGCACGTCGTTGTGAGTGCAACCTCCGCACGGCACCATACATAAAAGAAGAAGCAACCCAAACATTCACCTGTCGGAGTACATACGATGTTCAAACGCAAGTTGTCGCTCGTGCCTCTCGCCGTTGGTTCGATGGCCTCGCTCATCGCGCTCGACGCTCACGCCGCTACGGCCACGGTGTCGGCGATCGGCGCAGGCCTGCAACATGGCGACATGCTCGCTGGCCTCGGCACCGCAGGTGCCGCTATGCGCTCGCCGTGTCGCACGTATACGATGCCGCCACCGAAGCCGCAGTGAGCGCACTGCAGGCGAAAACCGGCCTCGTGGTCGACGGCATCGCCGGCCCCAAGACATACGCCGCGCTCGCGACCGGCCAGCGCGACCCGAAGCACCTCGCCGACGCGGACCTCGTACGGGCCGCCGATACGCTCGGCGTGCCGCTCGCGTGCGTGCGTGCCGTGAACGAAGTCGAATCGACCGGCTCGGGCTATCTCGTCGACGGCCGGCCGAAAATCCTGTTCGAGCGTCATGTTTTCTGGCGCCGCCTGAAAGCGCGCGGCATCGACCCGGCACCGCTCGCCGCGAAATACCCGAACATCGTTTCCCAGACACCCGGCGGGTATCAGGGCGCCGCGGCCGAGTACACCCGGCTCGCGTTGGCCGAGCTGATCGACCCGGCGGCCGCATACGAGTCGGCGAGCTGGGGCGCGTTTCAGGTGATGGGCGAGAACTGGGAGCGCCTGGGCTATGCGAGCGCCGACGACTTCGTGAGCCGCATGGAGAACAGCGAGGGCGACCAGCTCGACGCATTCGTGCGCTTTGTGGCGGCCGACAGCAGCCTGCTTGCCTCGCTCAAGGCCCGCAAGTTCGGCCCGTTCGCCAAGGGCTACAACGGGCCGAATTTCGCCCGCAACCTGTACGACGTGAAGCTCACGCGTGCGTATGACAAATACGCCGGCACCGATAAGGCGGCCGCATGAGCATCGCCGCAAGGATTGGCGCTGCGCTCGTCGCGCTGCTCGCCGTGGCGGCCGCCGTGTTCTACGTGCGTGAGCTGCGCGCCGAACTCGCCGAGAGCGCGCTGCAGCTCGCCGGCGCGAATCGGGGCATTGTCGACCGCGACGACACGATCAAGCGCCTGCAGGACGATGCCGCCGAAAAGGCCAGGCAGCAGAAGCAGCTCGACAGCACGCGCGCCGCGATCGCTTCCCAGCTCGAGACGGTCCTGACGGAAAACCGGAGACTCAAGGATGAAAACGCCGAGATTCGCGCATGGGCTGATACACCTTTGCCTTTTGACATTGCCCGCCTGCACAACACCCCAGCCCAAACCGGCGCCGACGATTACGCTGCAGCAGTGTCAGACCGTGCCGCGCTGCACGCTCCCGGCGATGGCCCCGCGCACTAACGGCGACCTCGACGACGCGCTCACCATCGCGCGCGCCGCATGGGCCTCGTGCGCGGCGATCGTCGATATGGTGTTCAACTGCCAGCAGCAAGGCGTGAAGGGGAGTGCGGCGCATGATTAAGCCGGCGAGCCTGCGCGCGGCGATTGTCGCGGCGATTCCCTCTCTCAAGGCCTCGCCCGAAAACCTCACCGTGTTCATTGACCAGGGGAGTATCGTAGCGACGGGCGCGCTCTCGCCGTCGTTTGAATACCGCTATACCTGCAATGTCATGCTGCTCGATTTTGCAGGCGATTCCGACGATCTTTTCATCGCGATTGTGGAATGGGCGCGGCGCTATCAGTCGGACCTGTTCACGAATGCCGACCAGCGTGCGAACGGCATCACGTACGAAGTCGACATACTCGCCAACGCGACAGCCGACGTGTCTGTAAAGCTGCAGCTCACCGAGAGCGTGGTCGTCAAGGTCGGCGAGGACGGCACGCGCACGATCACGCACGTCGACGACTCCCAGCTCGACTCGAATGATCTTTCATGGTGCGCGCAGTACGCGGGCGATCCTCTCAACGTGATCGCGCGCAGCGATCGCGATGGCTCTGAGGTTCCCGCGTGAGCGGCGCCGAAGAGCTGCAGGCCGTCGAAAGATGGGCCGGCGCACTGCTTATGCAGCTCTCGCCGGCGGGCCGTCGAAAGGCGATGCTCGACATCGCGCGCGAGCTGAGACGCAGCCAGCAGGCCCGCATTGCGGCACAACAGGACCCAGACGGCACCGCGTACACGCCGCGAAAGATCAAGGCGAAGAAAGACGGCAAGAAACTGCGCGGCAAGCGCGGGCGCATCAAGCGCGCGGCGATGTTCGCGAAGCTGCGCACAGCGCGATACATGCAGATCGAAGCGACACCCGCAGGCCTCGCGCTCGGATTCGCCGGCCGCGTTGCGCGTATCGCGCGCATTCACCAGCTCGGCGAGGTCGCGCCCGTCGTGCCGGGCGGCCCGAATGCCAAATATCCCGCGCGCGTATTGCTCGGGTTTACTGACGCCGATCGCGAGCTGGTAAGGGATCGTCTACTGCATCACCTCGCCGCGAGCCCCAAAAACTAGGAACTCTGCTTGTAGCCGAAGACTCTGCGGCTTCCGCGAACGCGAAACAACCTGTGCGAACCGGTTATGAGATTCTCATTGAGTGTCGAACTTTGAAGCAGTTGCTTTTTGCTCACGGATCCAACGTTGACAGTTAACACAAGGGGGAATAACCATGCTGCCCCCCGGCATCATGGATATAAAGAAAACATCGGTCATCTTCACAGTTGGTTTCTTTTCTTTGAGTTTGTACAACGCGTCAAGCTCTGCGCAGTTGTGTGGGTTTTCAGTTGCATTGGCATTCGCTGCCACGGTCGGCAAGCTGAAACCGAAAGCTGCCTCTAGGTCGCTTCCTTTCCGCTTATGTCCTGCACGTCCCGATTCCCATGTTCCATCACTTAGATCGATTGCGACAGAAAGCATGTGGCAGATCGGCTTGCCAGAAGCGTCGCGAATCGGCGCGGTTGTAAGTGCCAGAATCCGCAATTCTGAGTTCGCACGCGCTTTGTACGTGTGAAGCTTCATCTCACTCAACGCTAAAGCTTCTTTCTCGCTATTTGCCTTCTGCCACTTGAGGTACGCATCCAGTGCCTCGTCATATATATACGCGGACATGCGCGCACTCGAATCCCCATATTCTTCTTTGGCCCTCCGCAGATCCGCCACGTTCGTAGCGGATTTGACCTTCTCCAAAAGGCCGTTTCGCGTTGTTGACATTTTGTCGACAAAGAACTTTTGATTGCTGTCGGTTTTGAACTGGTCCCTGCTGACCGCATTGTTGAGAAGACGTGACTCCTCACAATACTCCTTTACCAACTCTATAGCCTGCTTATGAATTTCAGGCCATCGGTTGTTAATCTGCCGGATGTTTGCTTTCCAGGCAGCATTCATTTCAGAGTAACTCTTGTACCCGTGGACTCGCCACCAGCCTCCTTCACCTTTCGGATATATGTTTTCCTCCGGCGCGTCCTTCAGATCCTTGAGAATCGGGCCCCAGCGTACGTCGTCATACAGTTCCATGTCGCCCCCGAAATGCATTGAGCATTGACTGATGGGTTTAGTGAAGTGAAAACAGCGCATCCATTTAGGCTAACCAACTTATATTAGGCGATCCTGCTTGGGGCAAAAGGTTCGCGTGCAACCTCGCGCCCAGAGCGACGCGCCGGACGACGGTACGCAGCATAAGCCGATCCGCGACAAGACCAAGTTGTATCCGGCCCGTCCACTTATGCCGCTGCTCGCCTCGCGCGAGCGGCATGGGCAACATGGGCGGTATGGATGCCAACGAATTCCGCCGCCTCATCGTCAACCTGATCCGTAAAGGATCGATCGCCGACGTTGATCTCACCAGCAACCCGCCAACGTGCCGGGTTTCCGTCGGCGACCCCGACGACGCAGACAACCCCGGCCTTACAACGAACTGGATTCCGTTCGCGACAACGCGCGCCGGCACAACCCGCGAGTGGAGCCCGCTCACGAAGGGCGAGCAGGTCATTCTCCTGTGCCCGATGGGCGACCCCGCGCAGGGCATTGCCGTGGCTGGCATCAATTCCGACGCAGCGCCGGCACCGAGTCACAACGCGGACAAACATCTTCGCGTCCACTCGCTCAAACCAGCCATTGCCGAAGCGCTCGCGAAAATCGTGATCGCGCATATCGACCAGACGCACGAGAGCGATATGTCTTTTCTCACGCGCGTCGCGAAGCGTTACGACGCCGTGATGAACGTCAAGGATTTGCGCCTGCTGTTCATGCCGATCGGCACCGGCAAGACCGCGAGCGGAAGGGCGCTCAGCGTGCTCAACATCACGCGCAGGAGCGGCGACCAGCACCGCTATCACGTATCGCAGCGCGAGAGCTATGCGGCCGTGCGGGCGCACTACCATTCAAACGGGCAGGGAAAGCGCAAGTCGGTCATAGTCGGCGGCGACAACAATCACAACGTCAAGGTATTGCCCGAAGACTATGCGACCGAAGCCGAAGCGCGCGCGGCCGCCGAAGCGGAGTTTGCGCGCACGCAGCGCAGTCAGGCAACGCTCGACTACACGCTCGCGCTCGGGCAGGCCGAGATTTTCCCCGAGCTGCCTGTGACCGTTTCAGGCTTCAAGGCGGAAATCGACGAAACCCCCTGGCTCGTGAAGAAAGCGACGCACGCGATCGGCGACGGCGGATTCACGACTGCGCTAGAGCTGGAAGTGCGCGACGATCCGACCACCGACAGGCACAGGTCGCATTTCCGAAAGGTCGGATAGGGAAGGATGCGACTGCCCACATGCGGGCCAGTTCCAGTCATTCGACGGCGGTCCCAAGATCGTCGACAATGCGGCTGCAGAGAACGTGGAGATCCGCAAACAATTCGTCGTCACGACTGTTTACGTTTGCTAGCTTGCTCACGCATATGCATGAGTCTAAGTTGTTTATTGCTCTGGTTATCTATCGTTATATATTTGTTATCAAAATTTAAATAAATACCCCCTCCGCAAGCCACGTCTAAAAGCTTGAACTCAGTCATCGGATGGCCTATCAAATGAAAGGTGAGACCAGCAAGGCAAATTCAAATGGCCAGTAAGAAAAGCGTGTGACAGTCGCCATGAAGTCTTCCGGATGCTATCGCTTCGCCCACATCGCATGTGTCGAGCGCTTACACAAACGAATCGCAGAAAACCTTTTAAGTGAAAAGGATTTACATTTAAAGATGGGAGGCTGCAATGGCGGAGATTGATCGCAGGCAATCCTGGCGGGACTGGACAGAGAGGCAAATCAAAGGTCCTCAGGCATGCGTCGACATCGCGACTCGTGCAGCGATGAAAGCTCTGGACGACGGAAAAAACCAGGTCGAGGTGCAGAAGGCGGTGCTCAATGCCGCGGAGGCCTGGCGTACTTTGCAGGGACTTGGAGCGGACGCTCCTGCCGCTGGTGGACCTAAAAGCGACGCCCGTGCGGCGGTGGTCGATTCCCACCCTTCTCCGGCTGACAGTACGCTCGGCCACGGCGATGTATTTGGTTCCAACGGTGGCCAACCGGCCGCCGATCACGCTATCAATGCATCGCGTCCAGCAAATGTCGACTCTCTTCAATCTCCGTCCGAGAGACCAACAGGACACCGAGGCATCTATGACGTGGTCGCGGCCGATAAATCCCCGTTAGGTGTTGCAACGCTCGCGGCACTCGATGATTTGGTGATTAACGAGACGATGCGCACGAAGGCCTTTCTAGCGACTCGCGGTTTCCGAGCCAACTACGGTTTTTATAAAAACAGGGCAAGCGCATTATTCGGGCTCGTGTTTTTATGGTTCGTTCTTGTTGGGATAGTCGTATTTTGGCCTTCATTGCCGCACCAGATAAGAGAAATCGCCGGGGTCGTAGCTGTGCTATGGGGATGGTTTACGGTTTTTTATGCTATTTATTTGTTGGTTGCAACAGCAATAATGGCAAAAAAAACCAAGATACAGACGGTGGATGGACGGATCATAATTAACTACGGCGTCTTCTCTTCCAACCAGATAGCGGTTGAATTGCACTTTATCCGGCAGGTCACTTGGCATCAGAGTTTTGCCCAAAAACTATTGGGCGAGGCCACGCTGTATCTGCTCATTGATACTGCTGAGAGAAAAAACTACGGGTTGTGCTTGCCCGGGTTGGCTAGTCCGAAAGATATGCAGGCCCTAGCAGATAAGGTCAGAAACGTCGCGCAAAAGTTAAGGCAGGGCAACTATTACGCGAAATCGTTCGTGGGGTAAGGAAATTAGCGTGGACCCGCATCCTTTACCGCTGGACGATTCTCACGCCCAGGCGGCAGTAGGACCGCTGCCGATGCCGCCGGACCACGACGCGCCGCTGGACGGCCAGTCGCCGATACCGCCGGACCATGCCGCGCCGCCGGACGGCCAGTTGCCGATCCCGCCAGACCATGCCGCGCCGCCGGACGGCCAGTTGCCGATACCGCCGGACCATGCCGCGCCGCCGGACGGCCAGTTGCCGATACCGCCGGACCATGCCGCGCCGCCGGACGGCCAGTTGCCGATGCCGCCGGACCATCACGCCCCGCCGGACGGCCAGCTGCCGATGCCGCCGGACCATCACGCGCCGCAGGACGGCCAGTTGCCGATGCCGCCGGACCATGACGCCCCGCAGGACGGCCATCTGCCGATGCCGCCCGATTACGACGGACTGGCAGCAGGCGCGCCGTTAGCCGATCAGGTCGCGGCGCGGCCACCCGAAAACGGGCAGGCCGATTCAGAGAAGGCCTCACCGGAGTCGGCCGCTCCCGTACTGCTTTCCGATGCGCCAAAGATCAGAGATTCGATTGACGTCGAGATCCGGGGTACTGAATGGCATGTCGAAGGCGAGATGGGAAACGAAACCGCCACAAGAACCGAAACGACGCCGGAAGGGCCAGTTATAGAAACGAGATATGGTGCGGATGGTTTTGAGTCCAATCAGCTCGATTTTTCGCACACCGATCCTGTCAAGGTAGATGCGAACATCAAGCACCATCACGCGGCACACCACCCACACAAGCACGAGACTCCTGTTCAACCACGTCACGAGGAAAAGGACGCTGACAAGGATCATCGCCACGACCACGCCAATGAAAAAAAAGCCCTGGAGTCGAAAACCTCAAATCCGACCGACCACGAGACGAACGCGCCCGACACAAGCAAGACACCAGATTCAGGAAGCTCTAAGCCGGTCGACCACGAAAGGCATAGCACTGATGCAGCCACGACGCCTGACTCAGAACCCCCAAAGACCGCTGACACAGACAAGCCAGGGTTTGATCCGGGCGGACTTAATTCATTTGATAAGGCTCTCGACAGCGTGGTAAATCCGGACTCAAGCGCACATCCGGTTCTGAAAAGCGTTATGGACAACATGGCCCATCGTGGCGAGGCGGTCTTCAATGGAATTGTCAAAGAGTTGCAACGAGGTGACGAAATTGCCAAAGCAACCGAGGAAGGTCGAATCGGCGACGCGGTCACACTGCAAGTCAATCAACTCACAGACACGGTGACCGGAACAGTCACCGGATTTGGGCAATTGTTGGAAAGCACAGGGAAGGGTATCGGGGATATCGTTTACTACACCCAAAACTCGGACGAGCCCGGTGCCGACGCCAAGATTGGCTCGGCTTTGGTTGACGTCGTGCTCGATGGCGCGAATATCGTCGCCACGATCGATGGCGCGGCCAGTATGGCCGAAGAGGGTGCGGCGGCGTTGGGCAAGGGCGGCGGTAAGGGCGTTGGCAAGGGTGGCGGTAAAGGCGGTGGTAAGGGCGGTGGTAAGGGCGGCGCTGGCAAGGGTGGCGGTAAGGGCGGCGCTGGCAAGGGTCGCGGTAAGGGCGGTGGCGAGGGTGGTGTGGGTGTGGGTGAAGGTGGCACGGGAAACAACGGCGAAGGTCAGGGCGGCAAGGGCGCCAAGGGAGGCAAGGATAAGGCCGGCACCGGTGGCAACAGTGGTGGCAAGGGTGAAGGCGGCACAGAGGGCAGCGGGGGGAATGCCGATGGTGATGGAGGGCATTTCGGCAGAGGTGGAAAACCGCTTGAGGGCGGCGAGGGCGAACCACCAAAGAGCGACGGCGGACCACCCCCGAAAGATTGGGCACCGCCAACCCCGGAGCAAATTCAGGCCGCGCAAAACGCGGTCGACAGGCTTCACGACCTTCTTCCAGAGGGAGAAGCCCGAACGAAAAATGTATTTACGCTCAGTTTCACACCGAATGGTCGCGTTATCCTCGCGGCGACAAGAAAGGGAATTTCTGGCGCGGTCAAGGAATTAGCCGAGAAACTCTATCCAAAAATCGAGTTCGTTCCGGGGGGCATAAAGTACGATGCGGTCGGTCCAGAAGGGTGGCATGCGGAGCCGCGAAGCGGCCAAGACCTGCCTGTGGGCACATACCAAGCCTCCACACACTACGCGTGTCGCCAGTGCGAGGCTTTTCAGCGCACCCAGGGGATTATTAATGTGACGGGGTATCAGTCGGTTACCGGGAAAGTCGTTCGTAAACCGTAG